CAAACTATAATTTTTTAACTTAATATTGGTGTTTATGAAATTAGTTCCTTTGCTATTAAAAGAGATCATGTGTGTATCTACATTTGTTCTATTGCTTTTTTCATGCGTAAATAAACCGAAGGTCGAGAATATTTCACCTCTAAAAATGAAACTTACTTCATTTTTAGATACCTTCTACTTGCAACACTCAAAGTGTATCGCAAACGATATAAGAAGGCAAGACGACGGAAGGGCCTTATTTCTTGATTTCTTGTCTTTTTTGAAAGATGATCCCGGGTTTGTTTCAGAACTTCCAATGAAATTTGAGGGTTTATTAGAATATGAAAAGGGAGATTCTTGCCTTGTCAAATTCTCATATAGCTATTATTGGCTTTGTAATAATTTGGAAAAATACGAAGCTTCAAAAGATTACCAAACAAGTTTCCAATTGTATTCGATAATTGGCCGGGAACAAGCTTCTTATCTTATCGACAACAACCTTTATTTCATTTCGGGTGTACCGCAATATCATGTTCAAGATTTAATTCTTCCAAGTGGAAAGTTGTTGCCGATAACCTACCCGAAAATAACGGAATCGGTTATTCATGACAAACAACCCGATTTTGATTTGGGAATTTTAATTGTGGATAGTTTGTCTTTCAAATTGGCAAAGTAGGTAAAAGAATCGTTTGTGAAACTTTGAAATGTTGCATATCTTTTGCACAACCTACATGTATTTCAGTGTGATATACCAAAGCCGATCCATACTTTTGCAAAAGAATGTTCTTCGGAGTGGTTGCCGAACAATAACATATTTGAAAGGTGTTTTTCCGTATTGATCCCGTCAACCACAATTGGGACAATCAGAATTACACCTTTCTTCTTTTAAACTTATCTGTATGGATCAATCAATTATTCCCTTATCGGAGAAGACCGCCAATGATCTTTGTGAAGCTTTACAAAATTGTAGCTATTCAATGAAGTCGCTTGCGAATTCTTTCGGCCAAGCATCGAAAAATCTTGCAGTCAATAAAGTAACAATTGATATTACTAAGTATCAAGTGAAAGTCTGTATGTCCAACATTCTAATACGTTGGTATTGGAAACGCAAATTGCGTCGGGCCGAAATACGCTTGTCTAATCTTGAAAATTTTATTGCAGATGAACGGTGACGGTCTGATTCATATTGAATTCAAATCCGGCGGCCATGATTATTTCGGATCAATAGCGGCCCTTTTTGATACCTATGCCCCCGAAACATTGGGGGTATCAAAACAACGCTTGTATGACTGTAAGATCACGCCGGATCGCCCCTACCGGAATAAGATTTGCACCATACGGAAAGGAAGCATTAAGAGAAAGAAGGGGAATCGAACAACTTCAAAATCATAAAGTTATGAATTACAGGGATTTAAAAGGTAAAACGATCTTTGATTTCGCTAAAGACGAAAAGATCATTGAAGAAATTGTTGATTTCAAACCTTCAGATAAGGGATTGAAAGACAATTACTTGAAAAGTCACCCAATCAACATTGCACGTGATATTTATGAATATGCGTGCACGGTGAAGAATAAAGAACTTCGTCAAGCCGCCTTATTGTATGGTGACGAACTTCAAGAAGAAATGGAAGAAAGGGCCGAAGAAGCGGCAAAAGAAGGAATCATTGTTGATTGAAAGAAAGGGGGCTTTATTTGGCCCCCTTTAAATTATAATGTTTCAAGTAATAATCAAATGAATCTTCACCGCTATAACAGAACTTTATGATTCTCTTAATGTCTGTTTTCGTGAACTTACGCCCTGTATCCGGGTTTATACGATTTTTGAATCCTTCGGATACTCCGTCGATCAATCCGGTCATTTGATCCGTGTATCTGCCTTCAAACAAATGCTTCTTCACAATAGACAAAACCTTGTTTCGATCCAACCCCAAGACATCAATCAATCTGTCATAATTGCAAACCATGTCGTTATAAGCCGTTGAACTTCTGTTTGTAGTGAATTCCGGGTGTGGAGTATCTTTTGCACCTATTGCCTTATAGAATTCCGGCAATGTCTTTCGGGCTACAAACTCATTTGCTAACTCCATGAAACGGCGTTCAAGTGTGGACAAGAACATATTTCCTTGTTTGTTACGGTTGTGTGTGATTTCATGCCAAAGTGTCGCCATAGCATCGGCTTCGTTAAAGGTAATATCAATGCCGTTTTTGACTTTGTTCATTGCGGTAACGCACAAGTCCAATCGGTCTTGTGCCAAGCTGATTTTCCCCTTCATGTCGGTTGAACCGTTGTTGTTTCTGTTTTTGTCAACTGCCAAGGTGTTAAACCCATGTTCAAACCAACCTTCCTTGTCTCCAACCGTTTTGATTTCGTCCCTTACATGTTCCGGCGTCTGAATCTTCGAACCTTTACTTTGATTCAATACGGCGTTTGCAATGTCACTTTCCAAAGATTGAATTGAAGCGTTGATTGAAGCCGTAATGTTTGCGCTTCCGATTATTGCCGGATTATTTTGCAATGATTTATACCATGACTTCAATTGTGCCCCTTTAAGCCCCAACTTTTCGGCCTTACCGATAAGGGTTTGAATCTTACCCAATAAATTGTAATAGTTGGTTTCATGCTTGGTGATCTGATCTTCAAGGGCCTTTATAATTCGGCGTAATTGGACCGGATCATTGTTCGGGCGAACAACGTTCAACATTTCAGTTGAAACGCCCCACATAAGGCAACGGGGTTTTAATGCTGCGATTTCGGCATCTATTGCGGCCAATTCTGCAACTTTTGGATCGACTTTGGGCTTTTCGATTTTAGGTTTGACCAAATTCAACCCACCGGAAACCCGCCCACCTTTGAAATTATCTTTGATAAAGTAGGGGATCGAAGACCAACCTTCGGCGGCTTCTTCGTGTTCTTTAATCCATTGTTTGAACTTGTCGGGAACATCGGAAACAAGGTTGCGTGACGCATACTTTTTATATTCCGTTCCTTTCAATGCCGCCTTCATTTCATCAAGTTCTTGATTGTCGAATTCGTCCGGGTCTTGAAGAATAGGGACCATTAAACAACGGCATTGCGGATGCCAACCTTTGAAGACGAAACTTTTTGGGTATCGTCCGGCCAAGGTGTCGCAAATGTCCACAAATGGGACCTTCTTTCCCGTTTTTGGATCGGTTGTTGTGTGATTGTTGGAAAGTTGTATTTCAAATCCAACAACGAAGTCAAGATTCGCCCACCGAAGCCGTTCCGATTCTCTGTAAGCCATGTTTATTTCGGATCGGGTCAACCGCATTGCATTTTTGTAAGAGGACCGATAAACGCCTTGGCCGGGATGAAATGCGGCGGCGGCCTTAGACAAATGAAGTTGTCCCCTTTTATCACGTACTCGCCGGAACAAACGATCCGGGTCAATAAGGCTTCCCCGCAAGTCTTTCGACAACTGTTGTGCGGATCGACCTTCACCGATTCCGACATCAATTCCAAATTCCATTGTTTTTTTGAATTGCCCGGCGTATTTCCAAACCCGCTTGGATAAATCAAGACCGTTGACCTTTCGTTTCTGAAATGCGTCAAGGGCGTCAAGGTTGCGATCTTGCATCTTGGACAACATGCGTTTCCCAACCTTTGACGTGTTCATAATCGACTGAAGGAATTCGTCGTTCTTCTTACATGCGTACAACCATTCATTCCGGGAACCTTTTTCAATTACCGCTTGCATATTTGAAGCAAGGCCATTGATGATGTTTTGGGCCGTTGCTGAAGTTGAGGGATAATCGGCAAAAGAAAAAGGTTTGTCCGGGTCTATATTGGTACGCATGGCAAGTCGGGCGAATTCGGCAATAGCTTCGTTATAAAGCTTGTCGATCACTGCAACATAAGCTTCCGTCTTTTGATAATGTGAAGCGTCCCAACCTTGCACGGAAAAGCGTTTATTTGGGCCGTCTTGCTTCTTTGCCCGTGTCATGGTTGTTTCTCCTTGTAATAGTCACAAGGGCGTCCATTTGCGCCGTATGCGACTTTAAAACCATACGGGTTTCGCACTTTGTTGAAGCAATCAATCATGAAATTGCTTACCACACTACCACCCCAAACGCATTTCTTGCAATCGACAAGGGGTTTCACTTTTGTTGTTCTCCCTGCCATTGTTTATGCTTCTGTGGGTTCGTTAATAAAGAATGAAGCGGCCCGGTCGGATTCGGCTTGCATTTGAGCAAAGTCGGCATCCGGGTCCTTGGATAACCGTGCAAGTTTTGCCGAAAGCTTTTGAGAAATAAGCGGCTTCCCACCGTTGGCCGTTGTCCATTTTGTCACTTCGGCTTGATCATCTTCGATCATATACGGGGTGATTTCCGGTTCAATCTGCAACATGTTTGCGTCATTCTGAAGCTTCATGTTAAATTGCCCGACATAGGCTTTTATTACATTGACACGACGTTGCAAGTATTCGTCAAACACTTCTTGATGATCTGCAACCTTCAAATGTGCATCCATGAACAAAAGCTTCAGAGCAACACCGGAAATTGCGCCAAGACCTTTCACGGCATCGAATGAAATATCCGGGGTTTGCGTAATGGTGTAGATCATACGAAGCAAGGTTTCGATTTCCAATTTGACCGATTCCGGGGCGTTCTGCCAAGAAAGGTATTGCGCTGTTGCGCCGTCTTCACCTTCAATAATTGATCCGCTTTCGCCTTTTTTGCTGAATCCCTTGACTTCACCTTGAACGAAGATTTTTGGCGAAGCATGATAGTCGTTGGTATCTGCAAAGTTGGAAAGAAGCTTTTCAAGACGTTCGATCAAAACTTGCACGTCGGCCCATTCAACGTGTTCTTGACAACCGAAGACAACGGGAATCTTCCCAATCGCAATGTTCTTTGGATAGCCTTCTACAAGGTCATATCCATTTGATCCGATTTCCCAAAGGAAGTGTTGCTTGTCTGTGTATGTCTCAAAGAAAGTATGTGAAACCTTCTTTTCGTCAACCCGAACGAATTCACGGGAAAAAGCAACCATGTCCCCGGATTCATCGAAGTAGGGGTAAAGCGTATCGCCCAATAACGGGGAAAAGACCGCAACACGCAATTTGAACTTTGACTTGAACCCGTAATCTTCGTTTTCTTTTTCAACCGGATACCATAATTCGGCACATTCCGTGCAACTGAAGATGTTGCGTGCGATCTTTCGGTTCAAAGACTTGTCCTTGACGTCAAACAAGATGCGCTTGACCGCCTTTAAGACTGTTTCTTGTGATTCCCCTTTGGTTTCCGCATTTAGTTCAACGGGATTGCCAAAGATGAAAGCAACGGCCCGTTTAACAATCAGCTTTTGAAGGGATAGAGCAATGCGGGCAACGGGTTCCCACCGATACCCCGTTTGTTCTTCCCCGTTGACGGCCGTCACCACTGTTGTTGCGTTGTCGTCTTCTGCAAGATCGTCTTTGTCAATTTTGACTTTTTTGTCTGGACGATTGATCTTGTTGAATACTTCGTGTTGAAGTGGGTCAAGGGCTTTGATTGCACCTTTGGCGTCCGGTAATGGAATACCACGTTTTGACTTCAATTCCGTGATAACATCGGTTTGATTGTCTTTTTTGAAAACTTCTTCTATTGTCATAATTTAAAATTTAAGTATATCAGTGTGATATAGTTTAGGGCATGAAAAATCAAGCAAACAGACCGCCCAAACTCTGTTGCTTGCTTCCTTTTCTCTTTTCGACGGTTCCGGTCAATGCGTCCGGGGCGTCGTCATGGTCATTCTTGCCGACCTTCATGTAATTTGTTATAGCTTTGTAGAATTCCGGCCACATGTGTTCCCACCCCTTCGGGAAATAGAGTAAGTTTTGAACGGCCGCCGAATGTTGGTAAATGCGAATAGCCTTGTTGTCCTTTTGATGAAACCACTTGATCTTGGTCTTGTTGTTCCCCATGATCCGACATTGTGTGCCAACATTACGGGCGAAGCCACGTCCGCCGTTGTTCGATTCGATCACCGCTTCTTGGATATTGTGTTTTGATAGCATTTCGGCCGTTTTCGGTTCGGTGTACTCCATTCCCTTTTGCGTATATAGGACATCAAGTACATAGTTCCCGGCTTCCGTTTCGACATAGCAGATTGAACACAAGAAGTCTTTCCCTTCGTCGGCCGTATCCGTATAGTTTTTGCGGATCATCCGTTTGCTATATGGAATTACTTCATATTCATTGAATGGATTTTCATACATCAAGCCTTCAACGGGTTTCGGGTCCTGCTGATAAAGAGATTCAAATACATGCGGATTTCGCTTTCTCGTAGACTGAAGCTTCGCAAGATTATGTCTTTCGGGCCAAAGGGCTTCACCTTCTTCACGTGGATCATATTCAGTTGGTGCACCAACTTTGATCGCTTGGTACACGACGACAACCCAACCGTCGGGATTGTCTTCAGAGTAACGCCCTTGTTGTTCCAATAGCCGCCCGGCCAAATCATGTTCGTGCCAACGGGTGAACACGATCAATTGTTGGCTATCATTGTGAAGTCGGGTTTCTGCAACTGTATCGTACCAATCTTCAATTGCTTCACGGACAACCGGGGACCAAGCGGATTTGGCATCTTTGTAAATATCGTCCATGATCAACATGTCAACGGGTTCACCTGTCAACGGACCACCGACACCAACGGTCTTGACTGAACCACGGCGACCGACAATTTCAAATTCATCGGCATTTCTCAACCAAGCCCCCGCCACGGTTGTCACATTGGAAGAATTCAAGCACGTGTCGGGGAATATTTCGTGATATTCCGGTGAATCAATCACCCTTTGGATTTCACGATTGAACTTTCGGGCCTTCGGTGCATTATAGGAAACAACGGCGATCTTTGTATCCGGTTTCCTTCCTAATACATAAGAAGGTAAACGCCGGGTTGATCCTTCCGATTTACCATGTTGCGGGGGCATGAAGACCATTAATTTTTTGATCTTGCCTTCCGCAAAGTCGTTCAGAACTTTGTAATAACGTCTATGAAAGTCGGCGGGCTTGAAGGTTTGCATTGTTGAAGACGTAAACGACAAAAGGTTAGTCCGGCTTTGCCGAATCAACCTTTCACGTAAAGCCTTGAAATATTGCAATTTCTCCCTTCGTGATGTCCTATTGCCTTTGTTAGTTTTTACTGCTTTCATTTACTGTTTGCAAGCTTCCTTTCTATTTCTGCGATTTTTGCGTCCAATTCTTCATCGGTAAGGTTTCCGAATAGGTCCTTACCGTCTTTTCCGGTAACTTCGGCCGATTGACGATTCTTGAAGTTGTCCGGGTCCCCGTTTGTAAGGGTGAATATGATTGCGGCCGTGTCCGGCTGAATATGTTTTTTGATGATCGTTTGTTCTTTAACTTTAGGCTTTACCACCTTCTTGCCTGTCTTTGGGTCAATTTCGGATTCCTTGGAATCAACATACACCGTTTTACTTTCGTCAACGGTATAGCCTTGAATCTTCTTCAACAAAGATTTCTTTGCTTCAGCGACAAAGAAGTCCATTCTTGCGGCTTCTGCCTTTTTTATGTACTCCGAAAACTCCGGTTTGCTTGCCTTCCATTCATGGAACGTGCTTTCGGAAATACCGGAAAGACGGCAAACTTCGGCTATTGTGTAACTATCGGCCCGGATAAGGGAACATATCTTTTCGACGATCTTTATGTTATACTTTGCCATTGTTTTACTCTTTTAGTTCACATTTGAAGCCCCGGTCTTGTAGTTCTGAAAAGAGCATTGATAGTTTAGCAACGTCGCCACATTCCACGATCAAGCGGGTGTCTATCACTTTCTTTTCTTCTTCCGGTTCTTCTTCATCTGGCTGAATTTCAAATTCGGGGATTCCCCAATCAACCGGGTCGATTTCCCATTCCTTTGCGATTTGCTGAATGTTTTCTTCATCCCATTCAATATTGGCTTTGGCCGAAGCATTGTCGGCAATAGCTAATTCCCGACCGAATTTTGAATCAAGGTCAACGTCGGTTCTTTTCACTGCGACAATTTGATCCCCGGTTGTCTCAATGACAATCACATTTTCAAGGCCAATTGCGGCCGCATTTTCAATCGTTTTGTTTCCGGCGATAATTCGGTTGTTCTTATCCAAAAGAATTGAACGTCCGGCCCCAAATTGGCGCAAGGACGATTCGACAAGGTGTTGTCCGTATTCGGTTCCTTTATTAGCGTTGATATTGTCCGGGATCAGCTTGTCAATCTTGGTTTCGGTGATCTTGTTTGTTTTCATAGCTTGACAAGTGAATGAATGAAGGGTGAAAGAAGAAAGAACGTTAATGCAAAGGCGATCAATGCACCGATAACAGTGAACACAAAGTCAAGTAATTCGACACAACCATGTCCCCGGCTGTCCCAATATTCCTTCACAGCCCCGGCAACAACACCAAGACCAAGCCCGATCCAAGGGAACCACACCCCGAAGACAAGAGAAATGATAAATCCCGCAAGGGTGTGAAGACGTTTATCTTTGGTAAAAATTGAAAAGACCTTTTCTTTGATTGAAGGTTGATTAAAAACGGTTTTTGATCCGTCGATCCAAACCGGGGGTTGAGTATTGCCGGAACGAACCGACAACCAAACGTTCCCAAATAGAAGAATTGAAAGACGTTCTTTGATTGAAGGCTTCCAACATGAAATGCACTGTTTACCGTCGTTCCACACTGACAAAGACGAACATTCTTCATTTGTCATGTCTCCGGGCTTCTGAAGCACTTTTGTTGCTTCTTTGAAATTCTTTGGTTTCATATCGTTGATTATTAGCGTTAATAATCTGCGAAAATAAAGAAAGGTATATCACACTGATATACCTTTCGGCGAAAAGATATGAAACATTTATCCTTATACCTTCATGCGAATCGGGAATCCGGCAAAGTTCCAAGCAAGAAGGGCAGCGTCCCTTGCATCTTGATTCGTTCGTTTTTTGATTCCGGTGAAGTACGCCAATTCTTCATGGGTGATTTTCCCTTCTTTCCCTTTCCAATGCTTTTTCAAAGGGAAATGCGGCAAGACCTCAATTCTGTAATGCTTGCACATTTCAATGATTTTTCGTCCGGTTTCATGGTTGGACCCAACGTTCTTTGCTATCTTTTCAGCCCGGCGGCCTTGGTAGTTATGATAATTACTTTTTCCGACAAGCCAACCCGCTTCAACGAGAACAATTAAAGCTTCTCCGTTTTTGACGCAATCCTCTTTTACGCATTGCAGATAATCCAATAATTCGGGGAAAGGAAGGGTTTGAATATTGAATGATCTTGTCTTTGTGTCTAAACGGGCGACGCCGGATTCTTCCGTGTCCGGGTCAATTGCTATGATTATATCATACTTCATTGTCTGATCGTCTTAGAATGGTAGATCATCGACCGGGTTATCACTTGATGTTGGAGTAGGGGCCGCCGTTGAATTACTTTGCGCCGGGGCTGCCTGTTGATTCCCTTCTCCTTTCATTCCACAAAGAAAGACTTCGCTTGCTTCTACATTGATCGCAATTTGTTTGTTCCCGGCCTTATCGTCATACATCTTCACGTCTTCCCGGCCATGAACAAAGACTTTGACCCCGGATTTCAAAAGAGGAAAGACATTGCCGCCTTCGCCGTACCAAAGAACGGAAACCCAAACGGGGACTTTTACTTTGTTTCCTTGACTGTCTTTTGTGAATTTTTCGTGTGCAACTGAAAAGGCTACATACTTTTTGCCGTTAAATTCTCTGATAACGGCATCGGAACCAAGGTTACCAATAACTTGAACATTTAGCATAACTGTTTTAATTTAATGATTTCTAATTTGTTAGTTTCTTTATTGATTTTTGCGACATACACAAGTGTTGCGCATGTATCCGGCCCAACTGCAAGATCAACGTAAATTTTTCGTCGGGCCAATCTTTGATTAACTTTTCGTAAAAGTCGGATCGCAAACTTTCGGGCACGCTTTTCAATCTTTTTCTTTCCCATAGAATTGCGGGTATTTATTGCGCAAGATTGAATCAGCCTTGGACATTGCTTCTTTTGAAGCCTTTTCAAATGCTTCGTCGAAGCGGTTGTCACGTTTTGGACCAATACTTTTTGGCAATGGTGAAACTTCTGAAATGTGTCTTTCCTGCCCGGTTGTAAGAAGGAAAAATCGGTTGTCGTTGTAGTGATAACTTTTGCAACTGCAAAGCAAAAGCAATGCAAATGCAATGCAATAGAATACTTTTTTCATTTTCTTGGTGTCTCCATTTTTTTGATAATTTGTTTAAACTCTTTGTTACTCATATTGTTAGGAACGAATTGTTCTTTGACGCAACTAAAAGGGAGAATATGATATTTCAATACTTCCTTTGCTTTTTCCCTTGCTTTTTCCGCACACATTTCAATGTATTCTTCATCGGTCATGTTGTAGTCGGTGATTGTATCAACGACGGAAGAAAAGCGGCATAAAAGGCCGTTTGGCTGTCTTGCAATAAAACTTCCCATGATTTTTATAATTTACAATAGAATCGTCTGTATCTAAACGCTTGTAGAAGTGTCTCAATATCGTATATTTTGAAAGATTCTAATAACTTCTTTAATTGTTTTTCAATCGCATCTTCGGGAAGATAGCCCGTTTCAATATCAAAGACAATCCTAAATCGGTTATCAGTATTTGCACCAATGATGAACCCGTTTTTTGAACATACGTTGAATGACATTTCGATAGTTTCGATATATGAACTATCGGCATGGCCTTCACACCCTAAAATCTTGATTTTATCAAGTCTTATCGTGTCTATTGGATTCATCTTTTCGCTACCATAGAATGTACTTCTTATTTTCATATATGATTCATGATTTTCCGAAACTCCGCTTCTGCGTCAATTGGTTCTCCGCAAGCTTGACCAAGAACAACCGCCGTTATTACGGACCGAAATGCTTCTTCGCATTTCTTTTTTGTTTTAATTTCTGCATCTTTGACAAATGCCGCCGTAGCTTTTTCCCATGTACATTTCACTTCTTCACGTGCCATATTTACGGCCGTTAGTGCTATTTCTGAAAATACAACGGTTTGATTTCCTGTTACCTCTATGTCGGTAAGTGAATTGTTTTTGATTAAATCTTCTGCTGTCATAATGTTAGTTTTTAAAATTTTCAAACTTGCAACTTTTAAAAATAGGTCTTTTGTTTACCCACCGGGCGAAATGCTTTTGATTGTTAGTTGGTGGTTGGTTACTGTCTAAGTTTCTGTAAGGCATTGCAAAAGGAATACAACCCAATGAATCCAAATATAAAGCCCGTTTTTCAGCATCTTCGATTTGTCCGTCTTTCACAAGCATATAAAAGAAAAGTTTATAACTTGGGATTCCGGCTTCTTTCAAATATGCGATTGCGGTTGTGACTTCATCGGTTATTGCTGAATTATCATAAGCCATTCGCAAAAATCGTTTCCATTTGACATGCGAAAGTAAGTGAGCGATATTCTTATCTTTTGCAATAATACGGCAATCAAGACCTTGGTTAAAATCAACTTTCACATTTAAAGAAATGATCTTTTCGATTTGATTCAATCCCCAATCCGACGCAATTACATTGTTGTCCATTAGTGTAGCAGATTGACGTCCGCTTAAAAACTCGGTAATGTCGGCGTTTCCTCGGATGAATCCTTCTTTCCGGGGCACAATACAAAAACTACATTGATTGACGCATCCCCTTGTTAAGAACCCGTAGGCATCATTATACATTGGATAAAGTGAATAATCCGGGCAAATGTGTTCAACTTCATTTGGCAAAGTCTGATTATACATTTTGTAACCGGACCCACCTTTTACAACTTCATCCGCTTGAATGACACGTAGATCGTCGGGCGTGAAAGCAAAAACTTTACTCATGTAAACACGATCATAGTGTTCAATCCCGGAATACCATTCAACCGAATCACCTTCCCTTTTATGCCATGAAGATAGTTTCATCAATGCAAGATTGGGGAAGTTGTGTCCGTCGACGTCGATCAGCCCTATTTTTGACATTTTATTTTGCTTTTAAATTTTGAAAAGATTGTAGTTAGAAGAAACACAATTGTCGGGTAAATCTTCCCGGTTGATTCCTGCTTTCTTCAATAATGTGTCTTTGAAGTAGAATCGACCCTTCGGAAACATTTGTGTTACCATTTCGACGAAACATTCAAGGTCTTGTTTTGGATAATGTTTGCCGGACAAAAGGCCAACTTTATATAAGTCGCATATACCATTCGTCAAATTCATCATTGCAAGGCTTTCGGGAATGTCAATCACGGGTTCAATACTCGCCCAAGTCTTGAAACCAAGGTCGTGAAGGTCTTTCATCATTTTAATTCTTTCCATATTAGAAGCCGCACCGGGTTCAAGATCGTCGCTTCCGGTAAGGGTGAACCCAAAGGCAATTGATTCTTTATAAGCCACGAAACGAATGTTGTCAAATGTTGCATTACATATCGGCCCGTAGGAAACATTTCCGAAAATACTATTGAAGAAGTCCGTTCGTTTCGTAAGAATCGTCACATTGACATTGTTTTGTACACAAATCGCAATTGCTTCTTTGGTCAATTCAATGGTTTCGGGCAACATTGGATCAGTTGTAAACGAAAAAAACAATCCGTGCTTCTGAAGGTCTTCTAAGTTCTGTTGAAGTTCTTTCTTGAACACTTCTTTTGCGTGATCAAAGTCTTTGAAGCATTTCTTCAATTCCGGGTGATCAATGCCAAGGACCTTTGCGCCCCGGCCCTTCTTCAAATAGCAATATTCACAACCATTGGAACACCCAACGAAGAAATTGCAAGCAAAGACCGCATATTCCCCGGCTTTTCCCGTAGGACAATAAATTGCTTTTCCACTAAATTTATTCATGATATTTATTGTTTTATGGTTTTTGAAATTCTTTGATTAAAGCATCGGCCAATAAAACGGCTTCCTCCGCAATTCCTTCAAGCATGTATTCCGCACCTTCTTCGATCCGGGTTGTAAGGTCTTCATTTGAAAGAATTCCCTTCATTGCGTCTTTGGCAGCTTCCCAACGTCTTTGTTCCCAAATGTTCTTGTATATAATACAGTCGTTAAAACCGGGGCATCCGTTCCCTTGGTGGGAACATTGTGCACAATCAATGATCATTGTTTCTTTTTTCATTCAGACTTTATTACTATATGATTACTTACTTTCGGTTCAATAATGATTCGACCGTCTGAAGCATAAACTTCTAAATCTCCAAACTGATCTAAACAAATACGATATTGATTCCCTTTCCCGTCAAAGACATAGACCCCGTTTCTTGCTTCTTGCGTTTCGGGTTCGGAATTAAATTCAATTGCTTGTATCTTCATAAATAGTTGATTTTAAAGTGAAAAATATTTTCTTAACATAATATCATCTACAATATTTAATCGTGCGGCCGGAATCGCTTCTTTCTGATAACCAACTTTTAAGATTCCTTTATGACAAACATTTCCATAAGCAACAAGGCTATTTTTTTGACAATCGGTTAAAGGAATATCTTTTCGGTTGAATGTGCTTTCGTCATAACCCGAATAAAGAATCCAATTCCCGTGTATTTTCACCCACCCGTGTTCTTCCAACCAACGATCCGGGTTTTCTCCAATATCGGTTCCTTTTTCGACTTTGTATTTTTCCCGAATGGCATCAGCAAGATTCATGTGTAGCATGTTGGAAATTTCCCCATTTAGTCCGTAGAAGAAACCGTTTGGATCAAGCTACCCGGCCGAATAATTTAGTTTTATATCTGAAGGCTGAATGATGTTTTTTAGTTCTTTTTCAATATCTTGGGCGGCTTCAATGTGTCTTTTTATCTCTTCGTCTTCTTCTCTTATAGTTGCTTCAATCAATTCGTAATCATATTCAATCAAAGTTTTCAACTTCATTTCTATTCGGTTTATAATTGGGTAACGTGTCCCAGGGACACACCCATTGAAAGGATTGATTTGTTGGGGATAAGTATGTTCAAGAAAGTCGAAGACATTGAAAAGTTTATAAGTCTTCCGCAAATAAGCATCGGACAATTTGAACATGCGTCGCATGTTTTCAACCCTTGGGTCACTGTCAATAATATCTTCAATCTCTGTAATATCGTTCTTAATAATGAACTTTCCAAGTGCTTGATAATTGAATTCAAAGTCAAAAGAACCTCTATGTATGGAAATGCTACGTTGTAATTCTTCAAGCCCTAAGCGAATACGATCTCCGCTTCGTCTTATCTCTTTATGTTGGAATAAGTACCAATCAACAAAATCGGGCTTTGGGTAGTCAGAATGTTTGTTTTCATTACGGGAAACTACATTTACGTTCACTCCGTCGTCTTCTACTTCGATAACAAGTTCACCACTCAACAACTTAATTGCCATTTCAACCGGAAGATCATTTAAAGACATTGTAAATGTTTCAATAGCCTTTTTAGGATCAAGGTTACACAAAAGGTGTTCTTGTGCTATCTGTGCCAACAATTTTCCTGCGCTTTTATCAAGGGTAAAATGAAGATTTGCCATAATTGTTTCAATCTAAATTTATTAATATTTGAATTCTGTAAAATGAACAATTGCCATTGTTTGCGAATTGTCATAAGGAAGGAACCATTCTTTGAAGACATCGAAGGGTAATCCGTCGTTTTGGGCTGCTTCACTCAACTTTGACATTTTGAATCTTTGCGATTCATTGTCCCAAACTTGGCAAACATCTTCTTTCCATGATTCGGCATCACCAATGATCAATGGTTGAATACTGATCTTATCGAATCGGGCAATCTCAATTTGCTTTGATCGGTACGGCATACCTTCCCATTGTCTGATCGAAAGGTAAGCTTTACCGGAATTGATTAATTCGGCCTTCTTTTTCCACCAAGCAAGATTGGCTCGGATTGTATGTTTCTTTTCGCCGGAAGACAACTTTTCAGCAAAGTTTGTCGGTTCCCCGGCATTTGACATTCTTTTGGGAAATGCTTTTGAAAGCATTAAAACAACTTTTTTCTTTTCCATGATTTTAATTGGTTGTATGCAATTGCATTGCAAATGATTTACTTTTGATTTGCTTTTGCTTGTTTCCCGAAAATATCGTTGTCTATTACCTTGTATCCTTTTTCTTCAAGGAACCGATCAACGACCGGGACATTTAGGCGGGTTTCTCCGTTGTGCTTGAACCAACCCGGAAGTCCTTTCACGTCGGCCCAAAATTTGAAAGATTGAGAATTGGCGACTTGCTGCTTGAACCCGTAGAACTCGACAAAGCCGAAGTCACGGCGTTCACCTTTCGGATTTATCAAAGTGATCGGTTGTTCCATTATCTCAAACTTTCAATTCTATTGCGGAATCGGGCCGCATATTCTTCGTTTTTGTTTTCCGGGGAAACAAGGATCACCGTATTAGCGTCGATTCTCAATGAAACCTTTCCTTTATCCCGTTTTCTCAATTCTTCCAAGTCAATTGATCCATTCTTGGAAATATCGGCCTTTTGGGGCCGTTTCTGACCTTCGGCGGTCAAGCCTTCATTTTTCCTTGGCATATATTACTGTGATATAGATTGTTTTAAAATTTTGTTTATACGAATTGCGATTGTCCGAAATGTTGGGTTGTATTTTACTTCATCGTCGTACTTGTTCAGATAATGAAGCATCGTTGTATGATCCCGGTGAATATACCGGGCAATTTCTTTCAATTTCATTCCGGTCTTTCGACAATGATAAGTGAATATCATGCGAGCGAAGAAGGAATCACGACACCGGACTTCAGTTGTGTATTCTTCAAATTTCAACCCCATGACTTCTTGTATTGCCCCTTTGATTTTAAAAATTGTTATTGCAAGATATTTTTCGGATTCTTCTTTTGTCTGGAACAAAACTTTCATCCCTCTAACATCGGCAATGTGCTTTTCGATCATTGCCCCTTTGCTTTCGATCCAATTATCAAGCATATAAATTGAATCACATTCAAAAAGTAACTTCAGATCAAACAACATGTGTGATTCCCAAGGAGCATCGACACCCAAACGAAGTTCAAACGGGTTGACAACATCATGTCCAAGACCTTGCAAGTATGATTCCGCTTGCTTGAATTTCTTCTTTGCTTCTTCTGAAGGAAGGCCGGAAATTTTGCCTGAAATATAAGTCTTCATAATTGTTATTTTATTTATTATCAGTTGAATATGTTTTTCGGCGGTCTTTGCCTTTTATCTCAAAGTAATTGCACATTTCATTCAAGCGACTTGCAACCCGATCCCCGTATCGGTCGATCAATACTTTATGGTTCATGGGAAGATTAGATGTTATAAGGGTTATTTTATCGGTGAAATCCCCCCTATATTCAAGCAATTGTTGAATCACTCCCATACGATTACCCATGTATAGGCTTTCAATCGGTTCAGAACTTGAACCCAAGTCTTGAATTCCAAGAATAGCCCTTTTCTTATATTTGTCAATGGACCCTTTTTCGGTAAATTCTTCGCAAATTGTATCGGAACGAAAACAGGGCCAACGAAGACAAAATTGTTCATTACCGATTGTCACTTGTACATTGTCAATATCGCAATACGCCGACATTATTTCCAAAGCCCAAGACTTACCGCTTCCGGTGTTTCCTGCAATGTATATTCCGGCGGTCAATCTTCCGGGAATGATCTCTTTTGTCGCCGGATCAACACATTTGAAGTCTTGATCCCCGTGAATCCAACGGATCAAATTTTCATATACAAATCGGTTTTCGTTGTCAATACAGAACTTCGGGTTTCGATCTTTTCCGATTGCTTCAACAACTTGCATTGCAAAAGGCAATTGGTAAGGCAAATATGAATTGCGTCTAATTGTATGAAAGAAACCTTTATTTCTTATATTCCCGATAATGCTTCCTATTGGTCTTTCCATATATCATTCACTTGTTGATCATTACTTGTTGGACCGGGTTTCACGTTCTTGTTGTCATAATTTCCTTCAAGGACCTTGACCCAATTCTTTTCATTTGCAAATAGCCAATCGAAAGTTGCCTTCCAACCTCTTTGATTGTCGCCCCGACAAAACTTTGAAGCTTCCATTTTGACGAAGACTTCCTTCAGTGTTTCAAGACTTCCTTGCATTTCTTCAAGACGAATCCGAATTTTATTTTTCCGGGCATCTGATAGTTTGACTATTGCTGGATAGGACGAACAATGTGTTTGATATAATTCAACCACTGCTTTGAAATCAACGTCTTTCCCCTTTTTCTTTCCGTTTCCGGCTATTTCTTCGCTTTGCTGACTACTTGGTTGATCGAGCGTTGAATCTTCGGGAACGGGGCTTTCTTGGGGTTCTTCGGGTTGTTCTTCTAAACGCCAACGGCTTTGTGCTGCTTGTCTGCGTTTGTCTGCGATATTTGCCCTTTTCTTTAGTCTTTTATTGACTGATTCGGACCAATAAAATTGTCCGTCATTCTTGAACAAACCGAATTCAAACACGACATCTTTTATCATTTTGGCATCACCATGTAATTGATATGCGAGCGCACCAACCTTTGACACCTCTAACATTCCGTTTTGCTCGTATAAATTTTCAATGATGCACCAATAAGCCCCCAACCCTTCAAGACCGTATTTTTGTTGTACTGCAACCAATTTAGGATCATTTCGGGCGTTGAAATCATGCGAGAAAAAATAGGTTTCTTTTGCCATTGTCAATTCATTTAAAAAGTTCTGTAATTTTATCCCCCGATCCGGTAAAAGACCGGGGGAAAGGAAAAGCAATGATTATTGTTCAATGATTGCGATTTCCGGCGCAATTTCCCGAATTGCGTCAAGTTGTTCGTCGATCACCTTATCCCGAAGGTCTTCCAAGGCTTGACATGCACCCGGTGACATAAGATACAATTTCACGCTTCTTCCATTGATTGAAGCGTAGACTTCAAGGTCTTCGGCCGGACGTCCTTTGAAAAGTGGTATTCTCAATTTGAAAGCACCCGGCAAATTAGAAGTAACAACGCCGGAATAGTTGTCGGCGAAGCTTCCGTTGTCCGCTTTTTGCTTTTCAATTGTAGTGTTGACCTTTGCTTCAAAGTTCTTTAGATCGGTGACAAGTTTCATGTTTTCCGATTTGTCCGGGAAGAAAGCACGATTCATTTTAAAGAATTGGCCAAGCTCGTTCGGGTCCCAAGCACAAGCATTGTCGTTGATCCCAAATTCTTTGAATTTCGGGTGTTTCTGAAGTGTTCCAAGAACTTTTCCTTCTTTGTATTGATCATCTTCACAAATCACTAACTTGATTGTCAGATTTTCACGGTTTACGAGCACATGACAACGCTTTTGGTTGATTTGATCTTCTTCGGACAATCTCTTTGTTAAGAATTCAAGCGGTGCGCCAATGGTCCCGGACAAATCAACTTTGATTGGGGCCTTTACTTCCAACTCGTTTACTTCACTAACTTCACGAACAACTAATTCGGCTTTTGTAACTCCTTGACCTAAAACAACTTGCAATTTTTCATTTTCCATGACTTAAAAAATTAATCGTTAATAACTTGAATTTCATTTACTTGCTCCTTGAAAGCCTTGCAAGGCTTGAAATGCGGAACAATTGTTTCGGGAACCACAACCGAAGTTCCGGCCGTGATATTCCGTGCAACTTTCGCTTGTCGTCGCTTTGGGGAAAGGGTCCCAAAACCACGAATGAAAATTGAATCACCATTTGCGATTGTTTCTTTCGCAACATCAAACGCCGTATTGATCGCATGTTCAACGTCGATCTTGTTGATTTCAGCACGTTCGGCAATCGTGTTGATAAGTTCTTGCTTTGTCATAATTGTATGAATTTTAATCGTTTGTTCCCGTTCTATTCATTTGAAAGATTGTTGTTTGAAGTTCATCCGGGAAAGCCGGGCGAGATTCCACAAGATCACCTTGTTCGTCGTAGAAACCAACCATTCGTTCTTCGTTATCAACAAACTTGAAAAGTCTACCGGAAACGACTTGGCCTTTCTTCTTGATACATTTCAAAAGTTGCTTTCCTTCTTTGGCTAAAGGGTCAATCTTGTCCTTGTATTCCTTCATTTTAGCCTTCTTTTCTTCGTCAAGGTCTGCAACTTCAACATCAACATCAATCTTTCGATCTTTCTTTTCCTTCAGTTCTTGCGGGGTGAATCGTTTGAAATACTCTTTGTTTTCAACGCTGTCCGCATTGTCTTCTAAGAAGGCAATTCTTTCTTCATCGGTTTTGTACTCTTTACCGTATTCCTTTTTCATTTTATTTGATTATTAAGTGAAACATGTCAATATGAAAATGGTATTTGTTCAATAGAATGAACGCTAAGATCAATAATGTGACAATACTGTCAACATAACGCCACCAAAGCCAACGTTTCGGGATAAATGCAAGAAGAATGATCAAAGCAAATAAAACCCATTGTGAAGACATCAACCCGACAAGACAATAGATCAAATAAATGATCCCAATTGATTGATACAAAGTCATGCTTGCACCGATTTCGTCAAGGGACAATTTGCCTTTTTTCTCCTTGTTCAACTTCTTTAATCTCTTGACGGCTGAATGAATGTTCTTTTGTGAGAACAAGACGATCAATTCAACGAAGATGAAGAAGGCAATCAAAATATAAAATACATGTGTCATTGTCTTCGGTTTTTAGGCGTTCAACAATAAAGAATCATTAAAAAGATCGGTGAATGTCTGGCCGAAGTAGATTGCGAGTTCTCGATTTTTTAAGCAAAGCCGAGAACCGAAATTCGCATGCGCATACGACGCCGCATGAGTCGTAAACGAGTAGCCGACACCCGCAGGGTTGGACATGTCGAACCAAGGATAATACTTGTATTCGTCGGAATCTTGCCAATTGGGTTTCCAACCTTCGTTCAATGCTTCTGCAATGATGATCAACTTATAATTGGCAATGATTGCCTTTTGGTGTTTACGGGGCAAGCCTTTCACTTCGGGAACATTTGTTGAAATACCCAACACTTGACAAGCGTCTTCAAACGATTTCACCCGATCGGTGATGTTGTCGTATAATGCAACTTGTTTTCCGAATAGATCGGATAATACTTGTTTGCCTTCTTTTCCGGCATTGCGGAAAGCAACTAAAAGCGAATCTTGTTTAATCTGTAAAGTTCTCATTTTCAAAATGGTGTTTTATTAAAATTTAAAATCATTCCTTTCTCTGCAATGTGGACCGTTTTTCCGGTTGCTTGATGAATACCTTCACGGAATTCGGCCGCATTGCTATTCCCGTCGGATAGATGAATCAAAACGATATTGTTGACGGCTTTCAAATCGTTAGAAAGAAGGGCGTCCCGGCATGTGTCAAAAGACATGTGACTTTTTAATGTCCTATCCCGTAACGCTTTGGGAATTCTCCCTTCTGCAATGTTCCTTTCAAGAATGTCAAGGCGATAATTGGCTTCAATTAACACATTTGACAAGTTTTGAAATCGGTCCGGCAAATAATACGTATCCGTTGCGAATAGCACATTTCCCGTTTCTTCATGTTGGATCAGATACCCGAACGGTTCGGCGCAATCATGCTTTGTATGAAACGGCAATACTTTGAAACGTCCGATCATGTACACCTTTCCGGCTTCCAACGGGTGCGGTTCGTGATAACCTTGCCCGTTCATTGCTTGGATTGTTCCGGCTGAAGCATATACCGGAACGGACGTTTTCAATACTTCGTTGACCGCTTTACAATGATCCTTGTGTTCATGGGTGATCAGACACCCGGCGACTTTTTGTAAGTTAAAGTCGATTGCTTTCTTTACTTCAATGAAGGAAATGCCACATTCAAGAATAAGGGCTTCCGTTTCGTTTTCAAGGATATAGCAATTTCCCTTTGAAGAAGAACCAAGAATCTTCAGTTTCATAATTAAAAGCCGGGGCCGTTTGCTTTAGGCGCATTATCGCCCGGTTGATTCTGATTGTTCCCTTGGCCCGTTGGCTGATCTTCCGGTTGTGCCGGATCGGTTGCGGTTGGTGCATCATCAATGTTTATTGTGCCTTTGTTGGCATTTTCTGCCTTCTCCTTTTCAACGGTATCGGTGACGTCTATATATTCAGCGTCAACAATGTCGTGCATTTCTTCAACCGTTTTCATACCCATTGACAATTCGGGTGCATAAGCGTTGGTCCACATTGAAGCGGCACGATAAGTCAACATTTGCCGGGTCATGGTCTGCCATTTGGAACCATTTTTGGTGTACCAACCTTCTTGAACTGCAAGTTTCACGTCAACCGGGGTTGATTCAAGAACATCGGTTGATCCTTTCTTTGTAGTGTACGCAATACATTGAATATTGTCAATTTGGGTTCCGTCGAAGACTTCAACCTTGGCTTCATTGCGATAGTACCCTTTGCCGCCATTTTGTCCGGGCGTCCAAATTTTGTTATATATGGTATATTCTACCTTTCCAAGTCTCCCAAGATTGGTGAATCTGTATTGAAGTGGATTGAATCGTCCGCATGTGTTTACGGTTGCGATCAAGAATTTAGAGGACCAAGCCGGGCGGCCGTAGATCGGTGTCATGTTCTGCATGATCATAAGCGGATCGGCCCCAATACGCATTGCGATTGATATTGCTATCATACAATTTGCCGTGGCTTTGTCGATAGGGTTCTTATCACTCACTTTGTACATGTCCGGGACAAGTTCAGAGTTGGCGAACATCTTGCAAACACGTTGCATCGTTTCAAACTGTGTCGGATCGAAGAAGTTGAATGTCACAACGTTCGTGCTTTGATCCATTTTTTGAAGTTCATTCATTGTTGCGGTAATTTTAAAGAGTTATTTTATAGAGTTTCAAACCTTGGTAGTCAACCGGGTCTTTGGAAACTGAAAAGACTATCTTTTTGTCATTCAGATCAATGTTCATTGATTTTGCCATTCTTTCAAGCACTTTTTGCGCTCCATTTATTCGCATTGATGTTGCGATTTTAGGGTCATTCAATCGGCATGTATATCCTTTGTAATCATTTGAAGGGGCTAAATACCAATTGTTTTCTATTTGGCTGCATACAAGAAGGATTTTCGCTTCGGTTACTTTTTCGCCGAATAACTTGTTTTTTAATTCGGTTGAAATGTAGGCGTTTCCATGTTTAAAGTTGATTGACAAGTGAAACCCTTTGCGTACTCGTTGCGGTTGTTCCGATTCTCCGAAAATTAAAATTTGATCTTCCATGATTTTAATTATTTAATAGTTAATGATTTATCGTTTGAAACTATAAGATTGATAATTTGGCTTTCGGTTGGGATCAACTGATTGACTGATTCACGGCCGTCAATGAATATCGGGGCCGTAACATTGTGGAACCGACAAAGAGCGTTGATAATATCCAACCCGGCGTTGATCTTTTCGGCCGTATTGGTTGAAGAAATAGGGACCCCGGCTTTGTTGGTTGCGATACATGCTTCAAATTCACCGCCGTCAATGGTCTTGTCGAACAATTCAAATTTGACGATAGAAAATAAGTTGTTGATCCGTGATTCACATTCATTGATTTTGGTTTTCGTGAAATCCATGATTGTAAACTCCTTCTTTTCAAGGTCTGCAATCTGTTGGGCCAATTCGTCGGATTTCTTTTCAAGATCGTTGATTTCCTGTGTGTACTTGGCGATTCTTTCTTTGTCAGACAATTCGGCCTTCAGTTCGTCCCGGTGGGATTCAAGCGTCTTTTTTTGTTCTTTCAAATCTGAAGTATCGACGGGCTTCACTTCTTCAATTGTTGCTTGAATAGTCTTGATCTGATTATCAAGTTCTTGCCATTCCGGTAATTCTTCAGCGATAACCGGGGCCGGGGAAACAATAGACATTTCGGCAAGCATATCTTCAAACTCTTTGACCGATTTTTCAGCGTTGGCAACTTTAATCTTTTGATCTGCCAATTCGTTTTCGGCGGCAATAAGTTCTTTTTGCCGTTCTTCCAATACTTTTGAAAGGTTTGTGCCTTCTTCTTTGATACGGTCTAAGTTCGCTTGTTTAGTATCCCAAAATGATTGTTTGGCTTTTGATTGGTTTTCAGCATGAAGAAGCTTTGCAGCCGGATCGCCGCAAGGACCGCCGAAGACGGGGCAAGTCAAACAACCTTCTTTGACATCATAGGTTTTCGCTTCTTCTGCAAACCATTCTTTCCGTTTGTTTTCAACCTTTTCATCCTGTTTGCTGATCACATCTTTCAGTGAAGAAACGGTTTGTTCTTGCGTTCTGAATGAAGAACGTACAGAAGAAAGGGTGATCCGTGCTTCGTTTAGTTTCCCTTCAGTTTCACGGCGTTTTGAATTTTGGGTGTTGGCATCATTGGCGGCCTTTTCCTTTGCTTCATGAACAACGGTTTGTTGTTTGGTTTTCAAGTCATTGATTTGACCTTGCTTCTTCTGAATTTCTTCATATTGGCCACGAATAGCGGTTGACTTGTCAGTCATTGACTTTTCAACCCCTTCAATTTCACTTTCAACGGCTTCCAATTCTGCTTGAAGGGCGTCAAAGTCTTTGGCTTCCGGCATCAACTTTCTTGTCTGATCAATACGTGAAGGGATTAACTTCAAATCATTGTTCAACTCTGTTTTCTTGGCTGAAATTTCCCTTTTGTATTGGGTCAAGGTCTTTCCGATAATTGAATCAAGAAGGGCCTTGAATTCCGGCTTTGAAGCCGCAATTTGTTCGTCACTGATTGTCCCGGCAATGTAGAATAATTGCGAACGCTGATCTTGCCATTTCAGAGAAAGGAAGAAAGAAGGATTGGTGATCATTTTGAAAACGGTTTCATCAATGATCGAATCAACCTTGGCCGCATATTCTTTGGCCGTACCGCATTTCACGTTATTGATATAAAACATAGTTTCACACCCGTCGTATGTTTCAACGGCCGTTCCACGTTTGCGAACCCATTTTTGATGCAAGACACGCTTCAAGGTGATTTCTTCCCCGTTTACATCAAGGACGCCGCACACTTCAGCGTCAACACGATCAACACGTTTCCCATTTTCAATTGGTATGATATTATAATCTTTGCGGTCAAGAGAATCTTTGCCGAAAAGTAACCAAATGAAGGCGTCAAACATTGTTGATTTTCCGGTTGCATTTGCACCGCAAATGCTTGTTTCATTGGAAAAGTTGATTGATCTTTCCTTTTGTCCCTTCCAATTGACAAGGGATAATCTTTTTAAAATTACATTCTTCATATTGTTGCGGTATTAAATAATTATTCTTTTTCGGCCAAAATCTCAAACAATGACTTACCGGGATTACTCTTGAATTTTTCCCATGCGATCCGCTTGGCTTCTGCGGCTGAAGTTGCTTTGATTTTGTAATCCTTTGACCACTTCATATCAATATTCACTTCATAAGTCTTTTTAGCTTTATTTTTTTTCATATTTGACTATTTAATTTGTTAGTCTTTAGATAGATAACTTGCTCGATTGCACGTTTTGGCAACGGCTTCAATCTGTATGCGGTCAATCCTTACACTTGAATTTCGATTCCCGTCTTTGATTTCGTCAACAAGACCTTCTTCGATCCAACGATCAACGGTTCCTTCTCCATATATTCGGTAAGCTTCACGCAACTTTAGATAGGGCTTTAGGCATCCGGCTTTCGCAAGTGCCCGTTGTGCTCCTAATTCGGCGGCGTCAATCAGAGCGTTCAGATATTCCGCTTCGGTTTTCGGCAATTGTATCCCCATTGTCTTTTTGCTTTTTTTCTAATGCTTTTATCAGCCGGGAAGCGTTATACAAATTCGCAATAACAAATCCATAATAAACGACATGAGCAATTGCCGAATCATCAACGGGATTCCCGAATAAAAGCAATAAGAATACGGCGAAATATAGGCCGATGAATAAAAATTTTACTGTTGCGTTACATTTCATAATCGTTGCGGTATTATGTTATAATTCAAGTAAATAGTCAAAGTTCGCTTCACTTTTCCTTCTTGCCCTTCTTGCACGACATTCAACCTTCCTTCCCGATCTAAATGTTCTCAAATTTTGTGCGTTGGTGAATTCAGTTGAAACAATTAAAAGAAGTAATACAAGTGTTACGACTTTTCTTTTTAAAGGGGATAGATCAAACGATATGTTGAAATGCACGCAAAACCACCATGCGGAAAGTTCATTTGACTTTGTAACCCCGGTTTTCTCATAAATAGACCGGGCGTGATTTTCGACCGTTCGGTTGTCGATAAATAGCCGTGAAGCAATTTCTTTTTTGCTTGCTCCCCAAGCGATCAATTCGGCAACTTCGGATTCCCGCTTTGTTAGCGTTGCAGTTGCGTTCATATCATTCCCCCCAAACTTCCTTGATTCCATACTTGGCGAAGGTTTCTTCAATCGCCTTTGCTTCACTCACTTTGGGTTCGACCTTTCCGTTTAGCCGATTCAGCCAAGCCACGTTCGTTGTAATTCCAAGCGTGATCATTATTTCATGCTTCACGTTTGAAATGTCTTTTTGCATGACTTGCGAAAACCCTTTCTTGAAAGAAAATACTTCCATAACTTATTCTTATTTAAAAATTTGACGTATATTCGCTATTTGTTGATTATTACTTTCTCTTTACCTTTGCAAAGTGAAACTTTCATGCTGCAAATATAAAGATAGTTTCGATTAAGTTGATATAAAATCGAAAGAAACTTTATATCAATGTTGTTAAATTATGTTTTATGCTTGATATTGAAAGAGTTATAAAAGTTGTTGATTGGCTGATTTTTGAGAAGATTGTCACATCAAGAAAGGATTTGGCCTTAAAAATGGGTTATACTGAATCTTCTATGTCTCAAATTCTCAATCAGAAAGTCCCGTTATCCGAAAGATTTATAAAGAAACTTTCGATTTTGGATGAAAGAATTGATTTTGATTGGATTTTAGACGGGGAAGGGGATATGTTGAAAACTGAATCTACAACAGATTCTTCTAACCTGTTACCGTCGATCTGCAAGGAAAGATTGATTGAACTTGGTGCGGAAGCTTTTGAAAAGAAGTTGCTTGATATGTTTCAGAAAGGGGAAATTTATTCGGCGGCTACCGTTAAAGAGAAAGATTTGTTGATCCATGAATTATTGATCAAGGTTGGAAAGCTTGAAGCAAAAGTCGAAGAACTTGAAAAGGAAAAAGGCAATGTCCGAACGGACGAAAATGCAACATGTGCAAATGTCGGGTAATCAATGCCTTTGGGGAATTTCGTGTTGTTCCTAAATATTAAGCAAAAGCAATGCAAATGCAATGTAAATGTGATTTTTTGCATAACAAACGCCTTTTTTAAGTAAAAATATAGTATGAATTTTGTCAATTTATTGAAAAAGCGGTTTTTGTAATGAAAAAGATAATTGATTGATGTTTAATTTGATATGAATTTGAGATAAAGCAAAAGCAATGCAATTGCATGACGTTTGCAATGCAAGTCGTTTTACTCTAAAGGAAA